TGCAGCTGGACGAACCACGTAGTCCCAGACACGCATGGTGTAGTCAGCTGTGGGATTAACGAACTTATCCCCTGGGATCTTATCGTGTTGAGCAAATCTATCCTCTAACATATTCACTACCTCCGATTAGTCTAGTTCCAACGCCTTGTCCATTTCAGAAAGTTCATCTAGCAATGGATCAGTGTTGGGTTTAGTAGTTTGTCTTGGTCCTCCTTTCTTGCGAGGAAGTTTAGGAGGAGGTTCGTTGGACTCAGTTTGAGCTTTCTTGTGAAGCTCTAATCGTTTACGAGCTTCCTCAGCCACTTTTGGAGCCTACTACCTTCTTCCAAGGTACTAAGTCCTTATTGTCTTCATAGAACTTATCATGGACTTGCTTGAGGCGAGCAGTGATGGCTATGTTGTTTTTGACTATGTCAGGGATAGCTTTCACAACAGTTTCACTGTGCCTCTTTACCTCACTCCTAGCTTGTTCTAGAGCTCGCTTGTAGATTTTGTTAAGGAGCTTGTTGAACTCAGCAGGGTCTCTAGTGAGGTCGTCCAGGTCAACTCCATCGAGGAAGTCCTCATCAGATATTGGAGCCTCTGTTTGAGGAACTTCGGTTTTTGGAGCTTTGGTTTTCGGAGCAGCTTCCTTCTCTGCAAGTTTCTCCCTCAGCTCCCTGATTATCTTGTCTTTCTCATCCTCAGCAGGAGCTTCGGTGGTTGGAGCTCCAGTAGCTGGTGCATCAGTAGAAGGTGCACTGGTTGCTGGTGCATCTGTTGAGGGAGCATCAGTGCTTGGAGCGTCTGTCGAAGGACTGCTCGTGTTAGGTGCATCAGTTGCTGGAGCATTAGTGCTGCTATCCAGCGAGTCACCTAAGGCCCTAGCCATTTCATCCACTTCCTGTTGAATGTCTTTCAAATCAGGCATTTTCAAAACCTCCAGTTATTTATTTTACTGAGACCTGTCTCCAGACCTCTTTCCAATATCCGTAGTTGGTTGAACCGTCTCCATCTATATTTATCAACGCTATTACATCATCCTGTTGAGCGTTGAAGGTAGATAGCACAGGAAGCTGGTTTAGGTAGAGCTGGCCATTTGACTTAGGGCCATCTTTGAAGGACACATTGTTGCCCTGGAATATGAATATTTTTAGTTGTCCTTCAGTACCACCTCTTATCTGGTCTATTGTAGCAGCTCCTAGGCCAGACAGAAGTACGATTTCCATTGCGATAGCAGTGAGATCAGTGCCTATTACGAGTGCAGTATCTCCTGCAGAGATGGTCAAGTCAGTTGTTGTTATTTCTGTTATTCCAGTTATGAGTGAGTTTACTGCACTCCTAGTATTTCTTATCCAATAAGGAAGGACTGATACTAGCTCTTGATCAGTCGGTTTCGTTGCGTCTAGTGTCATCTTTCTTAGCCTCCAATACGTCTAGAAAGACGTCTAGAATGTTTTTGAAGTAAGCAACTGCCCTCTTACGTCCGTTGATGTCTCCGTAGTGAAGGAGGACAGCAGCAGTTGAGGGATTGTTGGTTGATGCATTGTCTACTATCATGTCTTGTTCTTTAACAAATCCCTCAGCCCAGAAGTCTAGTTCTCGACAGATGTCTTTCCACAAGATGGATTCCTTAAATTCTTCGATCTGAGCCTTTGTAGCATGGACGACTATTCCAGTTTCTTCTATCATTTCCGAAGTGCCTCATCCATTAATCTAAAATCTCTTGTTAAATCGTCTACTGGAAGTGAATAGTACCTACCATTTCTCTTTATTATTATGTAACCAGCTTTCTTCTCCCCTTCTACAGTCAGTGGCCAAGTTTTGTGCTTTCTGCCCTTCAAAATTAGTCCAGTTTGAGGAACTCTACTTGGCCAATGTCCTGTGATATCTGGGCCAAGACCAAACTTTATAGCTGTCTCGTAATCATATCCTGGGCCCTCTGGATCAAACACACCTGGCATCTAAATCTCCTCAGTAGGTACAATGTTACCTTTTTCAACTTCCCTTACCACTTGTTCATCTGACATCTGAGCCGGCTGAATCCTATTAACATTACGTTTGAAGTCCTCGACGTTCTTAGCACCCAGCTGCTGTGCTATATACATGAAAATTCGAGTTATGTCAAATTGAGCTAGGAGCTCAGGAGTTGAACCTATAGTTTGAAATAACTGCAGCCAGGCTTCAGAGAAGTTGCCACCTGGGATAGAGCCGTCTCTGACTATTAGGTCATAGCTGATGGCTAAGTCTAGTGGAGAGACAGGAGCTCTGGTTGCTTCTGGTCCGAATATACTTTTCAGCTGATCTTCATAGCGACCAGTTATTTTTACAAAAGTTTCCTTAGTCATATATTGTTGAGTGTGAACAGCAAACATAGTACCTATATCCTGCATGAATTGATAGCCGATTAGCATAGCTATTCGCTGCAGTCGGGAGATAGCACTGCTTCGAGTACCCTGGAATTCTCCACGAGTTAGACGCTCAGGGCCAGTCTGTCTGATCATCCCAGCCATAGATTGATCTGCACCTGAGATCCTATCCATCCATTGAGTTATGTAGGCAGAGTCAGCTATGTTTAGACGAGTGATGTCTGTTACACCTAGTTGCTGAACAACCTTGTCAACTCCATGTCCCCAAGCTGGACGGCGCAGACGGATTAGCTTGCCAGGTTCAGGGTCTTTGAGATCGTTGATGTTTACTAGATAAGGATCAACAATCAGCATATCATTGATGGCCTTCTTAACATTAGCCACGTGCGAGTTAAACAACCAGTCTAGCACTCCTTGGAGTCCATAGAGGACTTCGAGTCTGCCTATTGGAGTAATTGAGTAGCCATCGTACTCAGGGCTAGCAACAGCAACTGGGTACATACCGTGGTAGTAGTTGGCTTTCTGGCAAGTGATGATGACATCGTCTGCTGCTAGTCTAAAGAACCATTTTTCTGGATATTCGCCATCTCCGAGATTCCACTCTTTGGGGATGAGAGTGACGTAGAGGTTTATGACATCAACTGGATTAGTAGTAGATGTCATCCCTTGACGCATTGACTTTGAAGTACCTCCGTGTCTTATTTCCCTGAGACTTTCGTCAGTGGCTAGTGAAGAGCGCTTGTCAGTCTTCCCACGTAGATATTTAACATTGAACACATCTCCGCCACTGTTAGATTCTTCTGAGAGCAGATTCATGTAATTGTCACGGTCTATCCATCCGATGAACTCGCCATCCTGGATTCTGTCACTAGAAACGGAGGGATCAGGGAGCCACAGGTATGGATCTATATTGCTCAGATCGTTTCCTTCGAAGACTAGTCCATCTACGAAGTGAACGTCTTCCTGCTCAGATGTACCTAGTTCACTCTCGGTAACTATCTTAGATCTCACAGGAATCTTTCCATATCTCCTAACCCACCCAGGCATCCCTATTCCAACTCCGTAGCTAAAGGCATCACGGAAGATAGTGTGGAGGGCTAGTGGTACCTTGGTCTTTATGCAGTGGAGACGGATCACTAGCTCCATCAACATAGCGCCGAGAGTGTCAGAGTCCTCTACTCCTTCATATTGGAAGATAGGATCTTGAAAGAAGGCTAGAGACATATAAGTTAACAGAGATTCTAAGTTGCTATAAGAATAAGGAAATATGATAGAGACAGGTTTCCTAGAGTCCTTGTCTTTAATCCTCTTCTCTTTATCACTCAATGGAATATAAGTTGTCAGTACTTGATCTATCTCATTCCATGAAGGAAAGCGCTTGCTGATTTCCTTGCGGGAGTTAGAAGCACGCTGCCAGATTTTTGATCTCAGCGATTCGTGGAAGTCGGATTTTGGATCTAGGTTTAGACCGTAAGGATAGTCGTAGTCAAAGTTCAACCTAGCATAATTGTCCCTTCTAACTTCCGCAGAATCACCTTGTACAATGTAAGGCATTAGATAGCCCCTCCAAACTTGTTAGCTACATAATCCATGCAGATGCCTGAGAGGAAAGCGCTTGATGAGATGGTACTGTCGCTTACGTCCAGGATCAAGTTTGCATGGAGAGTTATGTCGTCGGCTCCAACTGTAATGTCTCCGAGTGACGTTAAGACCATTCCGTTAGAAGTTGAACTGGGATTAGGTGAAGCATCGAGAGTTCCATCAGCAGCCCCAGTTACATCTTCATCAGGCTCGACTAGTTTATATTCGAGCTCCCAGTTGGCCACGTGAGTAACGTTGTTGTCAGCAGAGAACCATCCTATGTGAACAGTCATATCATGAGACCTGTCAACATCCATAGGTATAGGAAATATTATCAGAATCTGCTTATCAGATGTCACCACAAACTCCCAACAGACTGATACACCTACGACTACGAGAGATGCAGGTTTAGAGCCAGCAGCTTGGATTCCGTTGGCAGGTATCCAGATGCGGTGTTTAATTCTTGCATTCCCAGCTAGAGTGAACTGCCCGTTGTCATCAGCTGTTACATTAGGAACCTGCTGAATTCCTCTACCACCACCATCTCCACGAACAAGTGCATTGTCAGGTATGGTTGCACCCGAAGTTACAAGGTTGCTAGGTGCTCCAGCTGGCAGATCACCTAGACGCACCATGTCTTCGTTGGCCACAGGAGCTTGTGTACTCTTGATAAAGTGATCTGTCTCGATGGCAGCATCATAGTCTGCATCGTCATATTGAAGAGCATCGGGAAAGCTGCCTATTCTGAATTGTCTTAAAGCCATCTCTCAACCAGATAATTAAATAATTTAATCAACTTGATTTCAACAGTAGAAATATAACACCTAAGAGCGATGTTATAGTTGATACCAAAGTTCCCAACAACAGTTTCTGATTACCATCCCATTTGCTGAATAGTGTTCTCACATCATCCTCCAGCTTCTCTATCCTAGCACATACTCCAGAGTGCTCATGACATAGTTCGTTAGCCATTATGCGTATCTCCAATTGCTGATAGGATCCTCGTATTCTAGTTCTCTGTATTCAGCTTCAATGTCATGAGGATCCTCGGTTGGACTAAAGTATCTCTCGCCGAGCTCTAGCATCTCAATTACATAGGCTAGACAGTCCATCAAGTCCCATAGAGCTGAGCGAGGAAACATTAAGAGTTGTTGTTCTAACTTTTTTATCGTCTGACATGAAGCATTATGGTAAATATAGCCCTGACGATAGTAAGGAACTAGTTCCTTTATTCTGAGGGCTTTCCCTTTTTCCCCTTTCATGCCTCCTCTGGCTTTCAACCAGACCAGTTCAAAGAACTTCCCTCGTCTGAACATCTCATTCTTGATAGGCTGCTTGATGAACTCGCTGAGAGATGTTTCTTCAATCCCTATTACCTTTGCATCGAGGGAGATAGCCATCTGAAAGAGAGCATTATAGATTTCGTCAGGATAGAGTTTTTCTGAGATTGCATCTCTGACATAGAGCCTTGCGCTATTGAGGTCTATCCCTACACCTACTATTGCTGTCTCAGCAGAGTGAATTTTGACTGTTTTAGCAGGGTCTAGCAACACCACTGTTTCAATGTGCTGATTGAGCTGGACATCTGCATCTGTCAACTTCAAGTCAACATTTTCCCTGAAGCCTCGCTCTGGAGGTAGATTGTAGTATTTGAAGTATTCTTGCTGAAAAGCAGAATCTTTTGTAGATATAGGGAGATTACGCAGCTCTCGAAAGAATACATCAGTTTGCCCAGCATCAACGTGAGTTTGCCACTCTTTTTCTATGTCCTCCTTGGACATAAATTCCGGAGCAGTCGGATTAAGATCATCATCGCAAGCTTCGAGGCGCACACTTTCCCACTCTGGAGAGTCAAGGAGTTTCTGAAGCACAGAGTCTTCATGTTTTAGAGTGTCAATGTAGACTATCTTATATCTGTTAGCCATCTCACCTATCCTCGGAACTGCCTTAATCACATCTGCATATAGCCACTGATACCAGCTAGCCCTTATTTCGTCGTTCTCTATTTTGTCAGGATCCTCGAGATCATCTATTACGATTAATCCAGGACGATCGTTCTTAAATAGCACCCCTCGAACCTGCTGTCCAGCACCACGAGGCCAGACGAGAGTATTGTAGGCAACCCAAGCTTTCTTGCTGAATACCTCGTCGAATTCTGCTTTGTTAACTCCTCTTTGTTTAAAGTCCCCGAAGAAATACTTGACCATCCTGTTAGTTACAAGTTCACGCCTCAGATTCTCAGTCTGCAGACTAGCAGCATCGTGGCTTTTGTTGATGTAGACTATGAACGAGCAGTGTCTGAATAATATATATCTGGCCATAAGAGCCAGCGCAACTATCGAGGTCTTTCCCCAACCACGAGGGGCTGCAATTGCTACTTTGTTAGCAGATCCATCTATGAGATCAAAGATCTTCCCATGGACTTCCCTTGCAAAAGGTAGATGAAAGCGCTCTGGGAAGAACGTCTTAGCTACCATCTCAGTTGAAACGGAACAGATAGATAGAATTTGAGAAGTTTCTCTGTCCATTCAAATCTTATCGACCTACATAAGGCATAATACGGCGGATTTGAAAATAACCATATGCCGAACTAGATAGTACATTTCTCGCACTTCCATGATCATGTTCGACAGTGACATAATAGGATCTACTTACGCCCATCTTATAAAGTATCTTTAAGTATAAAGTCATGTCCGCAGCAACAGAGTTAGTTACAGTAACCTGACCTAGAAGTGTATCCGCTCCGCTTTCTTCCCTGTATATTTTAAGCACGCCAGTCTTGCCGGCGCCAACGTCATCCAGCGTGACAAGAGCAGAAATCTCATAAACGCCTCTAACGTTACTTAGAATGCAAAACTCGCCTTCTGTAAGATTTTCATTATCCTGAAAGTTTTCTACAGACGAGTCCCACAGAATCTTAGTTTCCGTTCCTGTATTTATAGATTGTGCAGCAGACAATGTAATTTTCCCAAACGGATCATGCTCTGGGTGAATATGTATAGCTTCCGCCGCCATTAAGTTAGGACAGTTTGTTGTGTCATTTATAGGATCTACAATACCAACTCCAGAAAGTTCAACTGTAAGACCACTCACCTGTAAGCTTCTCGTGGATGAGGTTTCTTTAAAAAAGTACGTATATGCACTCCCAGCTCCACCCGAAGCAAGATGTACATAAGTCCCCGTTAAGGACAAATTCCCATAATAATTAAAGATCGCATCAGAGGGCGACCCACCACTATCCCCGGTAGAAAAAAATCTACTGCCAGAAATCACGCATCCAGAAATTATACCTGTTTGTGACAGGATTTGCCGGTTATATTCTCCATCACAGCCGTCTATTTTTCCAGTACTAGCGTTGTCAACAGTAAGAAAAATGTTGCAATAATCAGCAGCGCAGGCAGTCAAACTGTACCCAGCAACGATAGAAACTTTATAAGCATTCTTTGTCGATGATTGAGAGTTTTGAACAACGTAACAATTGCGAAAAGTTATATTCGTCCCCTCAGTTGAACTGGCATTATGCTTACCTACCCATATCCCAGGAGAGTTTGCTACTCTGATATGGGAGAACTCAGATAGATAGCATGATACCTGCAACGCCCATGATGCTGCATATGCTACTGAAATATGGTTGATGTCAAGCTCCTGATGGCCAGAATCACCTAAGGCATAGATGGCATGATCTACATACTCACTCCCTACACCCGCCCCAAGAACGAACCGTAGCCTTTCAATATTTATATAATCAGCACCATTATTTAGCCAAATAGCAGACTTTGCATCTGCTGATCCTTGAGCAAAGTCGCTATTTGCATTGATGACAGTTATGTACATACCTTGACCAAACAGGCTGGAATCGCTAACAGATATTTCAACAGGTGTGGAAACATAATAATTCCCTGCCAACATACCTACCTTTCTAGCACCAGAATTTAGTGCACTTTGAATAGCTAATGCATCGTCAGAGCCGCTTGTACGTGGAGGCCCCCACCAATCCACCCACGCAGTTCCCATAGCAGTAGAAAAGTTTATGCTTCCATCTCCAGCAAATATATGTTGACTAGATTGGGCAATGATGTTGTTAGGAGAGTAAATCGTCACCGTCACCCCAGCAGCAGGGGAGAGGAGGGTACCGTTTTCGAACTGGAGGTTGATGTACTGATCAATGGTTGTATTAGTATCAACAGTGCATACTCCATCAATGACCAACGTTAAATCAACATCTTCGTCATCAACATACGACACAGCAGACCTGAAGCTGTCGAACCAAGAAGTTCGTAGAACTGAACCAGTCTTGAAGTCAATATCTCCAGAGCCGCCGAAGATCCTATGGCTCCCTGCAGAGATATTCTTGACATTTGAGAGAGTGAAACCAGAGTTGACTACGATTCGCTGACCAGGCCCTTCCCATTTGAGAGTTACATTGTCACCGACTGTTGCATCAGCAGTTACACCAGCCGTCCAACCACTATTGATGATGACTGTTACGTAGTTGTCAACAGTCTGATCAAACATCTCGTTAAGATTGTCGAACCAGGCTGAACGGAGCTCAGTGCCACGAGCAAAGTCAGCTTCGCCCGAACCAGTTGGATTGAAGATAGGTTGATCGGGAGCTGAGATGTTAGCAGTGTTGATTGTTAGTTGGCCGCTGTAGGTTATCTTTCCGCCTCGTTTGAAGTCGAGTGCAACATTAGAGGGGATTGTCAGATCGGTTACGACCTCCTCGCTAGCTACAGCAGAAATTGCATCTTCGAGAGATGAATAAGCACGTTCGTCAGTCCAGATTCCATCTGGAGAGGTTACTATGATGTCACTGAAGAACTCAGCACTTGTAGTTGCAGGGATGCAGAGTGCTAGAACCATCAGGATCGATATTAGAAATTTTTTCATGCTCTTACTCCAGTTAATTAAATTATTTAATTATCTTTCTAAACACCTTGAGCCCAGTCTTATACCAACCTGAGCATCTGATGTTTTGGAACTTTGATTGAAGTGTTTCTACTTCGTCGCCGCAATATTTGAATTCCTGTTTTTCAAATTTCTCAATCCAATATTCCTTAGGTTGAGGATTGAGGTGATGAAAGCCGCCCTTGATAGGGCAAGCAGAGCAGCAGATTGTGTGACCGAAAGAACAGAGGTTTTTTACAGCTTGATCAGCGAACTCTTCTTCGATATGCTCGAGGACTTCCATGCAAAAGACTAGGTCGAATTTAGGGCCGACCAGCAGAGGTTTGCGGAGGTCTGCTATTACGTATTGGTCTCCGAAATGCTTCTCGATGTAAGGAGCCCATGAAGGAGTTCCTTCGATTCCTAGTAACCGCTTCACACCAAGATCTTTGAATGCCTTAAGGTGTATTCCGTTAGCACAGCCGATGTCTATGACTGACTCTGGTTTGAAATGATTATAGATGATTTTGACAGTCTGCGGAGTTACTTTGAATCTCCACTCCTTCGCATCTATACGAGCACAGTATTTGTCGTTGTAGAGTTCTGCTGTGTTAATTTCGTTCATAAGTTAGCCTGTTTGATCCTTGAGCGCCAATCTGTTCCGGCTACTCTTCTTACAACTCGTTGTTTTTTAGGAGTTCTTGCCACCTGTTTTTTCTCTATCTGATCACGAGGTTTGAAGCATACTTGAAATGAGCAAGGTTCAACGTCGTAGTAAGTATTCCTACCGATAATATTACAGATGAAGTTGATGAATTGCTTAGCTCTGATCTCAGAAGTATGCTTCATTAAAATTAGATTATGACCATTGTTCGAAATACGCTTGATTTTCTCCTCATCCTTAAGAAGACTCTCGACTGTTTCAACCACAGTTTCCTTATGATAAGCTACCATGTTAGTACCTGGCAAAAAGCCCATTAAGCCGAGATCTAGGAACCAGTTAGACATTAAGAGTGAATTAGCAGCTGGAATCTCTACATATTTTTGGACTGGAGCATTAAAGATAGAGCCGCCAGTTATGGTTATCTTTGATTTTTGCAGGAGGTTGTCATAGTCACGATCAATGGGCCACTTGCCGTCACGAGGGACTCCAGGAGTGTCCTTTGGTCTTTCGATTACAGTGAAGTAGCTTTTGTCTCTTAGCTGTTCGACCACAGAATAGCGATACGGATAGAATTCTTGTGGATGCACGCCCACGTGGAGAACATCTATTGATTTAGAAAGATGATCAACATAGCGATCCATTCTTACAGAGTGAGGCAGCCAGATGCAGTTGAATTTGAAGCGAGCTTCCGGATGATATCTGTGAAAAGCGAAGTTGAAGCGGTGGAAGATAGTTTTGATTCCTAGTTCGTAGGCTTTCTCGATTTGATGTTTAGGAACTTCCTGATGTACGTCTTCGATGAAGATAGATGATGGAATGTTGAAGTGTGTCCAGTCTTCGTTGAGATATGCGAAGAAGGCATCGCAGAAGATGAAGTCAAACTCATTGTCACTGACAAGATAGTCCATGACTATGTTATCTGGAACAAGTTTGCCTGATATGAGGTTACGTGATAGCTGCCACATGTTCTGGCCGTGATCACCTGCGAGAGATTTCATTAAAGTCACTACTTCCACTTCGGGGAGCTCAGAGACAGTTCTGCGAAAGTCATCAAAGTGATGAGCTATGCGATGTGAACGATTGACTGTTAACCAGAGGATTCTCATGCTGCCCTTAGTAACCCCCACTTCTGTTTGAACCTTGCTATTGACTTGTTTATCTCTTTTCTATTCATTCTTCCAGAGCGATATTCCTTGGAACCACCCCAGTTATTGATAGCCTTCATTCCACCAAATGCTTGATAGTTCACTATCCTCCATCCAACAGAGCGAGCTTGGAGGAAGAGATCAAGGTCCCACTGGCCGAGTTTGTACTCACCATCGACGGAGCAGAGGTCGAAGACCTCTCGGCGGATTATTGCTGAAGCAGAGCCAGTTGAATCTACGTATTCGATAGATGATCTTGCTTGAACTGGGAGCAGGGTTTTTGGATTGAGGTGGTAGTCTAGTTTGTAGACGCTTGGTTTGTACCTTATTCCAACAACTCCTATTGAACGATCTTTTTCCAGCAACTCAATTGCAGCCTCTATAGATCCTTTTGTGTAGGTAGTATCGTCGTCTCCGAAGTTCAAGTAAGGAGATTGAAATCTGTTAAGAGCCCTCATCTGTAGATGATAGCGAGCAGGGCCAGTTCCAATGTTTCCTTGAGTGAAGAATACATCGGAGCGGTAGAATCTGTTAGATAGTTCTTTTATGACTTTTCTGTGTTCGTTCGAGAGGGATTCAGAACCCTGAACCATCAAGACGAGGTTGATTGGGATAGTTAGAGTTTCATCGAGAGAAGTTAATGTCTTGATTAGTTTTTCAGGCCTCAGCCAGGAGAGCATTGCTATTGTGAGTTTGGCGTCACTTTTTTCCATCAGATATTCAGTGTCAGCAGGAGGAGCTGGAACCTCAGATCCCCAAGTCTCTGAAGACTGCTCTATGTGAGATTCCCATTGAGATTGATTCCAATAGAACATTGGCAGAGCTTTCTTTTGAATCCCTCGAATTTGAGGGGTTGTCTTTGAGTGGTGGAGGTGATAGACTGTGCAGTTTAGAGATTTAAATTTGTATCCGAATTGGGAAAGTTTGCACCAAAAGACATTGTCTTCGCCTCCCCAGGAGCCGTAGAAGTCTTCAGGAATTCCCTTTAGATCGTGGAAGATGTTTGCAGGGATTATTGTTATAGCTCCTGCAGCAGATCCTATTGAAGGAGTCTTGGTGCGAATTGGAGTTACAGAGCTAAGTTGCTTCGTCCTAAGGTAAGTTGCTGTATCTTGCTCACTGAGCCAGTGGAGTTTTCCCCAGCCAACTGTTGGTTCGGTGACTTGAGTTACTTCGGAGACCCACTCAGGTGTTACGATGAGGTCACAGTCCATCAAGATGAGATTGTTGCGAGTCGGGAGTTTTTTGGCTGCTCTGTTAAATGACCAAGCACGGTGGAAGATGCCTGAGTATTCGGTGAAGAGGTATTTGCACTTGGAGGGGAGATTGAGGTGTTTAGATGAACCTGTCTCGTGGATGCAGATTTCGAAATCCCTGCAGAGCTGCAAGAGGTTTTCTAAGCAAGCGTAGAATAGAGGTTCCCGCTCTGGGTGATGTTGGTAAGGTATGATGATTGAATAGTCCATTAAATTATTTAATTATCTCCGGTGTCTTCAAAAGATATGTCGCACTCAGAGTCATCCACATGCTGACCAGTTGCTGTAACATTATAGCCCAGGGACTCCAGAAGATCAACTATCTTGTGCCTGTGGGCTATGTCAATTGCTGGAGTGACTACTAACTTATGTTTCATCCCAAGGTTTCCTTTCGAGGAGTTGCTCAAAAGTCATTATTTTTCTATCATCAAGCCATGCTTTTTCGCCTTGTCCGACCTCCATAGCTTTGAACCACCACTTGTCAATATCTATATAGCGGCCGAAGCGCTCAGAGATCATCTTTTTATTACGAGACATCATTTTTTCTCCACCTAGAACGTAGCAAGAAACGAGAAAGCCGAAAGCGTGAGGATAATTGCCTGAGTTTCCATAAAGACGATAGCGATAACCGTTGCCAGGAGCTGAGTCAGCTGTTACTGAGGAATCTGAGGATCTGTTAAGTTTTGGGAAAGGGCCTATGTGAATAGCAGAGTTAGTCGGCACTGCCCAATTCTTGAATCCAAGGAGCCAAGGTTTAATACCTATGTGCATATCTCCACCACCCCAAGAGATGCGATGTTCTGATAATGATCCGTAGCCGCCGAGACCATTTTCTTTGTCCAAGAACCATTCTCGTCTGCAGATCCAAGGGATGCCTTTCCAAGTTATGGTGCGAGGAGTTTTGTATGACTTGTTCCAATCTCCGAGTTCGTTGATTGACATGTCTCGATCGTGGACAGCGTTGGATTCGTGATGATGAGCCCAGCGGAGAGGAGCATGAGCAAAGCCCAGAGTTGAGTCATCTTTTCTTTCATCCATGAACTTAACTAGATCAACAAACATATCTCTGCCTATGACCATGTGAGAGTCGATGCAGCAGATGTAAGTGCCTGAGGCGTGTTTGGCAGCTGTTTCTCGGGCTGTGAAGAGACAAGGGAAGTTCTGTCGAGTGACTTTGAGGAGATTGTCTTTGATATATTTGATAGGGAGACAGCTAGAGAGTTGCTTGTAGACTGCAGAGTCTGAGTTGTCACAGATAATGATTTCGCAGTTGTTGAGGCCAAGAGGGCGGAGTTCCTCGATGCAGCTGTTGACGGTGACAGAGAGCATCGCTGTGTCGTTGCGATTGGCTATGATGATGGAGAGTTTCTTCATAAGATGGTTAAATTATTTAATTATCTATTTCCCTTTACCCTTGACAAATTGATAGATGGCGTTAGGACCTCCGAGGATTAAAGCGACTTCGGGAGTAATAGATGTTCCATTTAGGAGGAGTACTACAACAGCCACGATTGTTAGGAGATTTAAGATCTGTCTTCCCATCTTATGGAGACCATCTATCCATGGGATAGTCTTGGTTCCTAGCTCTGCAAGGTATATAGATTCCTTTGTTTTCTCCTGGAGCTCCAAGAGAACCTTTTGCATCTCATTGAGTTTGTCCTTGTCAGTTATAGCTTGAGATGCTAGATCATGACCTTTGTTTATTAAGTCGCCTATGATAGGAATGTAGTTTAGAAGTCCCATCCCTGCTATCTCCTTTCATTCCATGAATAGTGGTTTCCATCGCCTTGGTGGCCTTCTTTCCTAGGCTTCATATCCCACCTTCCTCCCCAGGTTCCGCCGATCTTTTCCCAGTATATTCCGAGTGGGAGGTGATCTTTCCAATCAGTGAGCCACTTACCATCTTTGAAAAGATTGATGTCGATGGCTAGGCCTTTCTCGTGCCAAGAACCTTGTTTATGTTTGAACTTGCCAGGATAAGTGTCGCCGAGAGTTAGTTCGTAGCCTAGTGAATAGGCATAGATGATTAGCAGCCCGAGGGCCTTAGTGAATTCACTCTGTTGGTTCCTAAGACTCATTATCAACCTCCACCAGCTGCCCTGATTGCTTGGCAGCCTCAATGCCTCTACGTTTAAACTCCTCAATCTCCTCAGGAGTAACATTCATGTGCATCATGCGAGAGTCGACTCTTGTTGGAACACGGAGGCCAGAGAGTTCGAGGACGACAGTGTCGGCTGTGTCCTTCCTCAGTTTCATCTGTTCGTCTTCCTTTTCTAAGATTTGATTGTAGACTTCGAGGGATTTCTTAGTTAATTTTAAGATTTCCTCCCTGAGTTCTTCATATTCATCGTCCCTGGCTTTTCTCAATTCTGACTTCTTAATCTGTCCGAGAGTAGAGGTGAGCGTCTTGCTAACTGTCTGCTGAGAAATATTGAGGATCTTGGCTATCTCACTCCCTTTGTAACCAAGCGAGTCGAGTCTGAGGATCTCATGAGAGCGAGACCAAAGTTGTTTGATGTCCCTTGGCTTGTCGGGATTTCTCCTCTCATCCCTCTCTCTAATCTCAAATCCATAAAGAGTCTTTCCGACTGCTATCCCATTACTCATCTTACACCTCTCACTATCCACCGCCATTATAACATTCTGCAATCGAAATGTCAAGGTGAATCTTCGGAAATTTGCGGGTAGTTGGTTAAATAATTTAATTATCTCAATCACCGAGATGGCGAAGTCATAGATGATGAAATCGTACATGATTGTGCATTTATAAATACTTCTGATAAAATGTGAGAGAGCTAACCCTGCGCGCTACGAGCCGAGTTTCCCCCTTCGACCTTTCCAAAATAAAAAGCTTGACAACGTACATGGGTGTGATATGATGTAATTGGTTCTTTGATAATTGAATATGGTAGATGGTAGGTGTCAAATTCATTAATGGAGGGAAGTTATGGATTTGACGACTATCGTAAAAGGTGTAAAATTGTCTAAGGTTTGTTCTATCAAACCTCATGCGGAGTCCGAGGACTCCAAGCAAGTGACACTTGAGGTGTCATTTGACGGGGTACCGTTGAGCGCCGTGTTCCAAAAAGCACTGAGCGCTACGGTCATCCAGTGGCAAAATGGAAAGGGCCGTAAGAACTTTGACACCTGGGAGAATAATCAGGTTGTTAAAGTGGATTTCAAAGCGCCTGCGAAAGCGCCTGAAGTCCCACCTGAGGATGCCATAAAAGCAAAAATGGCTAGTATGACACCTGAGGAGCGGAAAGCGTATAAAAAGGCACTGCTAGACAAATTAGCAGATCTAGATTAACCTATTCAATGACACCTGCCGTCTACCAAACTAAGGAGCCTTAGGTCATAGTGATCTAAGGCTTCTTTTTGCACTATGCAATCTATGCACTCGAGCTTGGAACATTGGAGATGATTAAATTTTTTAATTATCTAGATTAACTCACTCTCCTACCACTTTATCCCTTCAACCTGTATTCACAGTGCTCTGGAAATACACAAAGTTTTACGTTGACAACGTGGACAGAGATATGGTAATGTCCATTATGTATTGTGTGTAATGCGTGTATGCTGTAATACTATATTGCTATACGGGGGACGGGTTGGAAATTTGTAATGTGCTTATGTATCTTTGTGTGTTTGTTCTGTTCTTTTTCTCTTATTTTTTTTTGTATGTCTTATTGGCTTATTGGCTTATTGACATGTCGGCGAATAACGCCCTCCTATGGAATAACAATATGGTTTTACAGCATACAGACATACCGACCGTGCAAACCAAGACAAGAAGGATTGAGTTGGTGAAACTGATAACTTTCTGAAGGAGGTAGAGAGATGAGGGAGTATAAAGAGGATAGTACGAGAGGCAAGTCGATGATTAGACCGAGGAGGTATAAGAGGGATGCACTAGTGCAGACGTGGGTTGATAGGAGGAAGTTAGCTATGTTGAGTATTTGGTTAGATGAAGGAGGTTATGGGACGAGATTTTTGAGTGATGTAGTGAAGATTACTATTGATGAGATAGTTGAGAAGTTGGTGAGAGAGGGGATGGTGAGGAGAGTAGAGTTTACTGATGAGGCCACGAGGATTTTGCAGAGCAAGTATAAGATAGATCTTAATCCAAGTGGGAGAGGAGTGAAGAATCTAGTGCATAATTTGACGTTAGATGATTTGAGGAGAGAGAGGAGCAAGGTTGCTGGAGTGGGAGAGAGCATTGATGATCTGGTGAGTAAGATGAGTATTGAAGAGGAGAAGAAGATGAGAGAGGAGGCGGAGAGGGCAGCTGAGATTTATAGAAAGTTGGAAGAGGAAGAGGAGAGGAAGAAGCAGGAGAGGAGGATAGCTGAGAATTACAAAGTTGTGGATGGAGTAGTTGTGCCCAGGGATAGTAGTGATAGAGGCCCTCAGCCACGAAGTGGTTCACCTACCACCAGTAGCAATGTAACTAATAGTAAGATCAGGTCGAAGAGTGAGGAGGAAGTTGCTAGGGAGATTGAGAGGATTAGGGAGGAGGATGCGAAGTTGGCAGAGATGAATCTGACGTCAGAGGTTGCTGATGCTAGTGGAGTGGTTGAGGTAGATGATTAAATAATTTAATTATCTGGTTCGTTTTCAGCACTAAAAGTTATTGACACACGGACACGAATGTGTTATGATGCACGTGAATTTAAAATGAGAGGAGGTGATGAAATGAATAGAGGTTTAACAAGAGCAGTTTTAGAATTACTAGATGAGGAAACTGACATGTGGATGAAGGATATGTACTCACGCTTACGGAAACAGTTTCCAGGCCTCACAAGAAACCAATTGAGTGCAACTCTCTCAGCGCTGGAGGAGTATGGCAGAGTAATACACCTCTGCAGAGGAGCATGGGCATCAGTAGAATACCCATATAGGTAGGATGAAGATTCTCGTGGTTAACAGAAGAAATATTCAATACGAGTTTCGTTTGCTTGAATTAGCTCAGGTAATCGAAATTACTAAGGCCGGAGTGCTCAGTTATATTGCAGTTGGGCGCTCCGGTCTTTTTCACTGTAACTGTCCAGGTGCGAAGTTTCATAAGAAGTGCTGGCATACTTCGATGATTAGGGGGTTGATGAGCCAGCCCTCAATTGAGGAACCTTGGGCAGAGTGGGCTGAGGAAGCAGGAGAGATGCAATACCTGAAGAAGGAGATAAGTTATGAAACCTAAGATTGCTAGGCGAGTTCTGCGGAGAATGTCTATCCGCATAGCGAGCCACAACATGGGAGTTAGAAAACTCTCCATGTCGGAGAGGAAGATCGTTGGCAAAGCAACAGAGGTACTTTTGAGAGAGGAGATGAAGAAATGATAACTATCTTAGGTCACAAAATCTCACTCATTAGACCCTCGACACCTTATCGCTGCAGGGTTTATAAGAGTGAGAAACCTCGCATCCACTACGGCATCCGTCCTCGGGTTATCAAAGAGCACTGCGGACGAGTAATAGCGGTCTGTGTGAGGTTGGTAGGTGGAGGTATAAGATCAATGCCTCCTCCAGCGACTCACTTGAAAGTGTGTCAGGAGTTAGTCGGGGATCTTGACAAGGTAACCGCTGTCGGGTGGCAGTTGGAGAATGGTAACTACATTTGGAGATGATTAAATTATTTAATTAACTCAGGAGGGAAGAAATGGACTTCAGAGACCTATACGACTTTGGCAAGGAGTTCGCACAAACCTATCGCAGCAAGTGCGTGAAGTGTGGGAGGGTTATAGAGGTATCCGCACAAAGATATAACGAGCCCGAGTATCGCACTGTCATCTATGTAAAGTGTCAGTGCGGCGGAAGCGTAGAATTTGTCCTACCAGTTAACTAAAGGAGGTAGCAGATGAAACTCACAGAAGAAGAAAAAGCCGACCTCCTCCGTCAAAAGGCAGAGGCAGCAACTAGATGCAGGGAAGTGTGGAGCACTGTAGTGCAGCTCCGCAAAATCCTACAATCCTATGAAGCCATCCATCGAAGATGGAAGTCCCGATATGAAGTAGCAGATCGAACACTTGCGCTGGCAGAGAAAGTGAAAACTTTCCCACTGGGCAAGAGGGCAGAAGATCTAGCCGATGGTCTTCATCTTATTAACAAGCTTTCCAAGGATCAACTTCGAAAGGTCCTTGAAGAATTAGAGGGAGGTAATGAATGAAGCATCTATTCTTTACTGGCAGTGTTACTTTCCTAGATTCCCAGTGGCTCGCTCCAGCCGTGAGGTTTCTAGGGAAGGAGATCTTTGTAAAGGAACTTGAGAAAGCAATGAAGGATGCTATTTCTGATAGATTTAACGGAGACGCAGTGGCAGTCGAACTCAGCGTCAAGGTAGTGAAGGAAGATAATTAACTCAGAAAGGAGGTGAATTCAATGAAAGTAACTGAGACCTTGGAACTCAAGCGACCTGCTCGCAAAGCAGGTGGAGATCGCTATGAGGATTCAACTGGTGACCTTGTCATCTACATCCCACAGCGAATCTCGAGGCCAAAGGGTGTACCTTTAAAACAGATCAAGATAACCTTTGAAGATTGATTTGTCAAGTGGCGAAAAATGTACAAAAAAATGTATTGACAATTAACAATAGTTATGCCATAATACGGAACATAATGGTAAGAGAAGATGCAAAAGCAACATTGGTCAGGGAATCACTGCTTGAAATATAGCAGTGGTTCCCTTTTTCGTTAACCTCTAATAGAAAGGAGAAAAGTATGCCAGTAAAAAGAACAGTAACAGCAAGGGTTCCTGCGAAGGATGGACAGCCTGAGAAAGTTGCATCCATCACTATCACAGATGGCGAGACCGCCGAGGAGCAAATCAAGATGTTCGGAGATGCTGCTGTCAGAAGCAACGCTTCGAGCAACTGGGATGTCACTCTTCAAAGCGCCATCAGATCAGGACTGCGCAGGGGTGAAACTCAAGAGCAACTCCAAGCCAGACTAGGAGAGGCAAAGATGGGAGTGAAAATTCAGAAGGCTGCAGCTGACCCCGAAGCTGCATTCCTGGCAAAGTACCAGGCTGCTTCTCCAGCTGAGCGCAAGGCCATGATGAAGAAGTTACAAGAGCTTGCTGCGTAACTTCACCTCCTCCTGATTCCCTGGGAGGTTCAGCCGCCTCCCAGGGTTTTTCTGGAGATTAAATGTTCAGAGATGAGCTATGAAAAGATGATTAAATTATTTAATTATCTTTTTGAAAAAAAGGAGAATAAGAATGAAGCCGTTAAAAGAGAGGCTGAAAGAAAGAGCTAAGGGATATAGGGAAACAGTAAAGACAGAAAAAATCACTGAATCCATCCTTGAACTTCTAGGCCCCGAGCTCAGATCTAGCATCACAGGGAATGTTTACGAGCTCAGCTCGTTCCTCTATCTCTCCACCAATGACCTAGAAACCTTCGAAGAAAAAATCCTTCCTTCCCTCTCCGAAAGACTTAATGTTAGGTGGGAAAGGACAATAGCAAGCAGTGCGGTTAGTTACTCGACATCCCTGACGAGGGATGGAAGAACCATCTACATCACCGTCTACGCAAAACCTACCAACTCATGCAGGATCATTGCTGTCCCTACTGGGAGGATGACGACAAAGCAAGAAACAGTCAGTGTCGAAGTGCCTGAGATGGAGTACTTCATAGATTGTGGAGATGAATAATGAGCAAGTGGCAAAGATGGAAGAATATAATGAAAGCTGTGCCTTTTGAGGAAAAGCGTCTCCTCAAATGGAAACCTCCTTTCATCGTCCAACCTAAATATGATGGAGTTAGGTGTAGGGCTGTCCCTCTCGACAACGGAGATTTCCTACTCCTCTCAAGCGAAGAAAACCCTATCTTCTCTGTTCCTCACATCAATCAGACTCTAAAGGATGCAAAGGTCAACTTTGAGCTTGACGGTGAACTCTATTGTCACGGAATGAGTTTTGAAGAAGTATTCTCAATCACCTCTCGCACAGTCAACCTCCATCCTGACCACAGACTCATCCAATTCCACTGCTTCGATGTCATTAATAGCGATCCTCAAACTGAGCGCCTCATCTTCATCAACTCCCTCCAGCACCTCAGGCCGATCATCCAAGTATCTCCGTTCTGGTTGTGCGGCTCACTAGATGACATAATGAGAACTTACGACTACATCATCAGAAAGGGCTACGAGGGAATCATAGTCCGTCATCGAGATGCTCCTTACGAGCGTAAGCGCTCAACTTGGATTATGAAATTTAAACCTAAAAAGGAGGATGTTTATGAGATCGTTGGATTCGAGGAAGAAATATCTGTCAAAGGAAGACCCAAGGGTACTCTTGGATCTCTATGGTGTAAATCAGGCGATGGAAGCAAGTTCTCAGTCGGCACTGGATTTACCAGAGATCAAAGATATGAACTTTGGAGAGATAGAGATTCGCTTATCGGTAGATATGCTAGGGTCAAGTATCAACACTTAACTTCAGGAAAGAAAGTTCCACGCTTTCCTGTTTTTGTAGAAATTCTTGATAAGGAAGGAGAAATAAGATGAAAGAAGCTGACTACGAATTCTATGTAGCAGGAGTAAAGTTCCACGAACTCCACAAGTGCATCGAAGAAATAGAAGAGGGAACCAACCTCTCAATGACTCTCGAACCGACTAACAAATTCGATCCTAATGCTGTCAGACTGGAGTTCCAATCTCTTAATCAAGATAAAACTTTCATGGTTGGCTATGTACCAGCTAAATTGTCAGCAACTATCTCAGCTGCAGTTGAAACTGACACTCCTCAATGTCTCGTCACTGAGGTAAATCCTGATGAGAAACCTTGGAAGCAGTTGAAGGTTGCTATATTTGTGGGAGGGGACGAGCAATGAAACCGTCTGCAAGAGATTTCAAAGACCATCTACGGGAAGTTCTCAGGGCTCACCGGAAGACCTCATGGGGCAAGAGAGAACTTGAACTATTCATAGAAGAAGTGTACGCAGAGTTCATAGAAAGATACTTGGAGGACTAAAAAGATGCGCAAATTCTATTGCTCAAAGTGCGGAATTGAACTTGTCCATACTCGAAGAGCTATACCCAAAAAGGGCCATATCCTAGACCTCATCGACCCTCACGAATGCGAAGGCTTCGCTGTCAAAGAAACCCCTGACAACAAGTCTACTGTGCTAGAGGTAATCGAAGGTCTAAAGGACCTAGGTGAACCCTCCCTCGCTCAACCTGAACCTGATAAATCTATCAAAGGCCCAGGTGACAGGAGGGACTCCTCTATCCTAAAATCCACAGCTCCAGCTGGAATACTAAAGGGTCTGGAAACTTCATCTACGTAAGGAGTTCGTATGAAAGGATCTGTGAAAGATGGATACCAAGGTTTATGTGGTAAACAAGAGCTCCCACAACTTCAGTGCTGCGGAGAAGTTTGGTGAACTAGTGTTTATGACTGAAGGGAGAATGAATAGGTTTAGTACTAACGATATGATTAGGAAGTTTAAAGATTCGCTAGCAAATTCAAAATCCAGTGATTATATCCTCCTCTGCTCTCTAAATGTCATGAACTCACTGGCTTGTGCAGTGTTCGCTCACAAGCATGGAACGCTGAACTTGCTTCTTTACAAAAATGGGAGTTATGTGGAGAGAAATCATGTGCTTGACTAGATGGTTAAAAATTTTAATTATCTTGGCTCCAGCCCTAACGGCTGCCTTAATCCTATCTCAACGAGAACCTGCTGTTGAGCATCAGTATAAGGGAGAAGTAGCTTCTGAGGAGATTAAAAGGGCTATGATGAAGATGGGACCTGGCTATGATTACTTAATGGTCGGAGATAAGCTGTATGTTAATAAGGGGAATGGAAAGTGGCTGAGGCTGAGATATAAGAAAGGAGAGAAGAAAGATGATAAGTGAGAGAAAGCTAAAGAAGTGGAGAAAAGAGGCCCTCATCCTCCTGACAATCCAACGAGGTGATGGATCAGGAGATGTTCTCGGAGTAGGAAGAAAAACCTGCAATGACATTCTCCTAAAATTCCTAGCCATGAACCAAGAGTTGCTAGATCGCCTACTTATTGACAAGGAGGGACTATGATCGAAGAACACCCAAGCTGGAGCATTCTGGACAGTTCAAAGCTCGACGACTATCTCCGCTGTCCTCGTCGCTACTTCTACTCCCACATTCTAGGCTGGCGTCTCGATATCCCTTCCCATGATACTTACTTCGGCGAGTGCTGGCATAAGGCAAGAGAATGGCAACTCATTCACGGCTACGATGATCTTGAGGGAGCCTTTAATGCTTTCATAGTGCCTTATCGAGAGCAATTTCCTGAATCCACTGACCCTATCCACAGACCAAAGGTTCCAGAAGCAGTGAAGCAAGCCCTCGCTAACTTCGCAGTAACCTACTGGGATGACTTGGAGAGAAACGAACTCCTCCATAACCCAGAGACAGGAGAACCTCTAACCGAAATCTCCGGAACCGTCCCTATTGATGAACAAAGAGTCCTTTACTTCAGAATGGACTCCCTCCTCCGCAATAAAGAGACAGGAAAGGTATTCTCTTGGGATCACAAAACTACTGGCAAATACATCACTTCAAACATGTGGGAGAAGCAGTTCTACCTCAGCATCCAAAACGGCACTTACACCCACTGCATGTATTGTCTCTTTCCCGTAGATGAGGTGCTCGGGGTGGAGTTCTGCGGAGTCGGATTTGAATACTTATCAAGGGGCTCATCTGCACGTCCACCTGGGTTCTATTCCACTCTCCGTCGAGTACCAGCATTTAAAACTTCCGACCAGATGAACGTCTGGCTGTGGACTGTAGTGAATGCTGTCTGTGATCTCGAACGAGACATGGATAGACTCAGCGACTGCAAGGAAAGCGACACAGTAATGACTGCTTTTCCTATCAACCCTCAGGGCTGCAACAAGTACCGAGGCTGCGAGTTCCACGAATTCTGCATGCTATGGCCTAATCCACTTCGACAGTGTCAGGAACCACCTCTCGGATTCACGCAAGAATTTTGGGATCCTAGAGAGAAGGACTCTAGAAATAAACTAAAACTAGAATGGAGGTAAGCTATGCAAATTGTAAAAGGCAAAGAAGATGAGTACAAAGATTGGTACAATAAGAACAGCGATCCTTATGAAAGGGCTTGTTTTGATTATGCTGAAAGATGGGCGAACTTCATGGAGAAGGCACTGTCCGAGGGACAGAAGCTAGAGGATGTCGCTGAGGAACTCTCTCACAAAGCGGATGAGGAAGGAATAACTGGCTTTATGTATGGAGTAGCAGTGTCAATCCTATCTGCTGTCTGGATTCATGGAGAAGAATTGAGAAGGTGGCATAATCTGAGTGTTCAGTTGAACAACGAAGGGGAGAGGGCTAACAGGAGTGGGGGAGTCCTTAATCCTGCACTCTTACGCATAGGTTAGAATTAAATCTGAACAAACTGATATACATCATGAGGAATACAAAGTACCGTGAAACAAGATAGACCAGAGACTTTAACATCTACCACTGTCAGAATCCCTACTGGCCTCGGCAGCCTCTACATCACCATCTCCGAGCTCGATGGAAAGCCTTTCGAGGTCTTCTGCACCATTGGAAAGTCAGGTGCTTCTATAATGGCTAAGGCAGAGGTAACTGGTCGGATGGTGTCTTTGGCACTGAGGAATAGTATTCCTGTGAAAGATATAGTTGATCAACTGATCGATATATCAGGGAGTGAACAGATAGCTTGGAAAGACACAGTCATTAAGAGTATCCCTGATGCAGTTGGGAAGACTCTTAGGGAAAGATACTTAAGAAAAGGGGAAGAAGGAAATGCTGTTTGAGAAATTAATAGTGGGTGCGATGACTGCTTTAGCTTGGGGAGCTTTATACTATGGGTCTTGGGTTATGACACATCTAAGAGTGCTCCCTCTTATGATATCTGGTTAGGGAGATTTTAATAGTTCTTGTTTTGAGTAAGGGATACTTTATGCTTTTAGTGGACTCAAGGGAAAGTAAAAGAGGAGAGGAGAGAAGAGATGAAAAGAACCCACCTAAAATTAAAGCTAAAGAGAGCAGGAAATCACATTCGCTGCTCTGTCTTTATGGGATCTGAGGAGGAGACTCTCGCAAATTGTGGAGAGCTAACTTTCAGAATTGGAGAATGGCAGTTGTTCGGAGCATTACTCAGTCTAGGATACAACAGCCCTTCTTCAGTAAGGGCACATTGCCTCTTTACTGTGGAAGGAGAAGAAGCGCTGGACAGATAACCTATGGCCGCAGTGGCTAGAAGGAGAGATATATGAACATTCCAGATAATGCTGCGCACATTAATACAATAAAATGGGATGAGAGGCCTCTCACGTTCAGGTGCCTAAAGTGTTACCACCAAATACCAATTGAGAGGGCGAAGAAAGATGACAAAGGATACGCACGCTGTCCAGGGTGTGATGGGTACATGAGACAAATGACAGCTGATGGAGACCTTTATGATACTTACGTTTAGAGATAATTTATGGCTGCAGTGGTGGAATGTGGCAGGCGACAGTGCAAACCTGAGTGTACATAGGGGCCGAGTCTAGCAATTTAGACTCGGACGCCACCTGCCCTTGGTAGACACTGCTAACATGCAGGAGCAGTGAGGACGACGGCGTGGAGGAAGGATACCAGCGGGTATCGTCGTAACTGCTCCGTCCAGGTTCGAATCCTGGCTGCGGCCACATAAACAAAAAGGGATAAAAATGTTCAAACTAATTAAATCTCAAAGTGAAATCTCCGAAGGGAAAAGTTTAGGGAGATGGAACCTTGCGAAATTGGCAAGGTCATAGATGGCTGCTATAAAGGCTGTATTGTAATGAGAACAGCTTCAACTGATAAGTTTGAGGTAATGAATTTGAGCCATCCGGGAGTAGATAGTTGCTGGTCTTGTCGAATTATAGAAATAAAAATTGTCTCTTTACAAAAAGGAGAACGGATAACTTTAGAAATAATATAGGAGAAAGAAAGGAAAACAATTAATGTATGGATCTTACGGAGAATTAACAATGCCTTTTGGGAGGTTCAAGGGCCGCCTCCTAGCGGAGGTCCCTAACTCCTACCTCCGCTGGTGCCTTGAACAGGATTGGTTTGAAGAGGGGTACGAGGATCTCATCGAACCCTTTGAGGATGAGCTAGCTTGGAGGGACTCTATGAGAGTGAGGATAGAAGATTAGAGAGAGGAGATAAGTAATGGCTTACGATAAAAAGAAGGAACTAGAAAGAGTCCGCAACTACTACAACGCTGACAAGATGCAAAAGCGCTTCAGTGCAATCATCACTGGCGAAACGAATAGCGGGAAAACCTTCCTGCTCCGAACTGCTCGTCTCCCAGTTCACATTGACAGCTTTGATCCTGGTGGAACAAAGTGCTTGATGAAGTGGATAGACGCGGGGCATATAGTAGTCGACACTCGATGGGAAACCGAGGATCCTTTCAATCCTCGAATCTATGCCGAGTGGAAGAAAGCAACTGAACTGCGAATCCGCATAGGCTACTTTGAACAATTCGGAACCTATTGCATCGACTCTCTAACAACCTTCGGACAAGCAGCCATGAACTATCAACTCGGAATGAGGGGAGATGCAGGTGGAGTACCTCAGCATCGCAGAGACTATAATCCTCAGAAAGTAGAAATAGAGAACCAAATCAGACGGCTAATGAATCTCCCTTGCGACTTCATCATAACTGCCCACTTGCGTGAAAACAGAGACCTCAAAAGCATTGACAAGTCAACTGGCATCAAGTACGAAGAAATCCGCTATCGACTCTACGTGACTGGTCAGGCAGTAGTAACTGTCCCTCTCCTCTTCGACGAACTCTACGTGCTGATCGGAAAGGGAAATCCACCTCGCAGAGAAATGCTGATCGACTCACTAGGCCAATACATTGCTAGATCTCGTCTGAAGGCAGACGGGAGACTAGATGCAGTTGAAGAACCTAATATTAAGAAGTTGCTGAAAAAGGTAGGGCTGCAGTGGGAAGATAAGCCTAAGCTAAGTTCACAAGCAGCTTCTGATGAGAAAGGGGGTGAAAAGTAATTACCCATGGCAAGAGGCTCAACACTTTAAACCCTTAACCTAATTTGAGAAGGAGGAACTTTATGTCTCTAACCGATTACTCAGAAATAGAAAAAGAAATAAGGGAAGCTCCGGAACCTCAAATCCTTCCAAAGGATACAGAGGTCAAGGCTCGCATCGTAGCTGTCAATTCTGGAGTAAGCGACACTAACAACGCAAAGTGGTACTCTGTAGTCTTCGATGTTCCAGATGAACCTCTCTGTCCAATGTTCTCTGACTTCTTCTGGGACCTCGTGGACAGAGATAAGCTAACTGAAAAACAGTATGTCGCCTCTCTCCACCAATTCAAGTCATTCGCAGAAGCCTTTGGCATTGACTATTCTCGTCCTTTCTCATGGGAAGACGACTTGCCAGGTCTCGAAGGCTGGATGATTTTGAAGGTAGTGAGGGACAAAGATGGTCAGTATCCTGACAAGAATGGAGTGAAGAAATACATTGCTGGGCCTTCAACAGCTGGTGATCAACAGTCGGATCCTGAGGACATTCCATTCTAACAACTAACTGTGCCGATAGCACTCACTATCTGGGGCATGGGAGCCGGTAATCTAAGTTCGTCCTCAGCACTGTGTAGAAAGCTGAAACAGGAGCCAGGAGCCGGTGGCACAGTTAATTAAATTATTTAATTATCTACGAATACACCAATGAGACATTGCGTAGCTATGAATAGAGAAGTATCAGCAGCTGAATGTCTCCGCATAAAGCGTGAGCTGCCAGCACATTTCTGTGGTAACTGCAGATGGCTAAATGAGCCTCCTCCGCAGGAACCAAAGAGACATCCTAGACGCACGAATGTTACTATGTATCCTTACTACAGAGTAAGAATCCCAAAATACGTAAGGGATCTCTTGCGTAAGGAAGCCGAGCAGAAAGGGATGAGAATGGAAGTGCTAGCAGCTCGTATTATCAAGAACCATGTGAAGAGAAAGGAGAAAGGAAATGACTAACGAAGAATTTATGATTGAAGTGGAGAAGGCCTTTTTGAGGAGTAAAAGAGTGCTCTTAAGAAAACAAGTCGAATACTCGGACGGGAAAGACCGTCTAGGGCAATTCTACAGGGCCGCAAGTACTCAGGACATAACTCCAACTGAGGCTCTCATGGGCATGGCTACTAAACACATAACCTCTATCGCAGACATGTGCAAAGATCCTCTTGCTTACAGTATGAGACAGTGGAGGGAGAAGATAGTTGATCTGCGCAACTACACCTTCCTCTTAGAAGCAATGCTCTCAGACTTAGGAGTTGAATAATGACTTGTCCGTACTGCGACCCGACCAAGGTGAAACCTGGTGCTCTGATACCCACAACCTCAGATATGTTCTACTGCCAACACTGTGGACGGAGACTATGGCCACCGAAAGGATCTTCTGATAGTGAGTGGGACAGATACTTCCACGAAATCTGCCGGACGGTGGCCTCTAAGTCTCCTTGCCTCAGTCGCAAGATAGGAGCTATCCTTGTGAGGGATCACTCTATCGTTTCAACTGGCTACAACGGACCTCCTCGAGGAATCCCTCATTGTGGGCATCAGAGATACTTAAAGGACAGATCACTCTCAGAAGTGATCGCTTCTCACCCTAAACCAGTAGACCTATCTCGCCTCTCCAACGAGTGTCCTCGCAGAGTTCTAGGCTACGAATCTGGGACTCACACTGAGCTCTGCCCCGCTCAACACGCTGAGGAAAACGCTGTCAGCAACGCAGCTCGGATAGGCGCATCTACTATTGGCACAACTCTTTACCTCAACAGCATTATTCCATGCAAGAATTGCTTTGGCACTCTAATCAATGCTGGAATCATAGAGATAGTAGTAGAGAGCATAACCTTCTACGATAGTCTCACTAAATTCCTTTATGCTAACTCATCTATAAAAATTAGGGAGTTCGAACTATGAAAATCTTGATCTTAGGCAATGACGGATATCTTGGCTATCCACTCACCATCCACCTCTTGCGCAGAGGTCATGAAGTAATGGGGATAGATAATTATTCAAGAAGAAGTAGAGTAGCTGCTATCGGAGGACAGTCTCTGACTCCAATTACATCAGTACTAGACAGAAAAACCTATCTCAGATCTAACTTTAAGAACTTCACTGATCAAGTGAATGTCGACTTAGGCTCTGATGAACCTAACTATATTTCGTCTATCATCTCATCCTTTGCTCCAGACACCATCGTACATCTTGCAGAGATGCCTAGTGCTCCCTGGAGCATGAGTGATGTGCACTGTGCATCTATCACTCAACAGGAAAATGTCATCGGCACTCTCCACATACTCTGGGCTATGAAAGAGCATTGCCCAGATGCTCATCTAGTTAAAATAGGCACTATGGGTGAGTACGGCACTCCCGACTGTGAGATTCCTGAAGGAAGAATCCCCGATGAATGTATAGGTGGCTATCCTCTCGTTGATACAAGGAACTATCCTCCCCACACCACAACTCATTCTTGTCCTATGAAGGGTCTCCTTTTCCCTCGCACTGCTGGCTCCTGGTATCACCTTTCAAAAGTCCACGATACTCACAATATCGAGTTCGCTTGTCGTAACTGGGGACTGCGCTCAACTGACATCATGCAGGGAGTTGTATTTGGACTTGATTATGGTTATGGTACTGACAACGAAGACGAGCTGACCAGATTCGACTACGATCAGCACTTCGGAACAGTCATTAACAGGTTCTGTGCACAAGCCATAATAGATCATCCTCTCACTGTCTATGGGAGCGGAGGACAGACCAGGGGATTCCTCTTCATCAAAGATTCAATCCAGTGTCTCACTATCGCTATTGAAAATCCTCCATCTGCAGGTGAATACAGAACCTTCAACCAATTCTACATGCCCTTTCAAATAAACAATCTCGCAGACATGGTTTGCAGGGCAGCACGAAAACTGAACCTTCATGCTGGTATAAGTCACTTAGATAACCCTAGGAACGAGGCAGAGTCTCATGTCTATTTACCTGAGCACAAGAAGCTCTTCGACCTAGGCTATAGACCAACTGAAGATATTGAACAAGAAATATTCAACCTGCTAAAAACCCTCCTCCCTTATCGAGATAGAGTAATAAAATCTATAATAATGCCCACCGTTAATTGGAGGTAGTTATGAGAATGTTCATATGTGTTATGTTAGGTTTGTTCCTCTTTGAATTTTTCTCGAGGATGTACACCCTGGCATTCTTCAAATATCCTAGGAGCATCTCACGAGAGGCCTGGGAGGAAGTTTTGGGGGCAGTGGTAGATTTAGCATTTTCCTCTTGGGCACTGTACCTTCTCATAAGATAATTAAATAATTTAATCATCTGGAGGATACTATGAACACTGACTACAAACCCCGCTTCTCATTCGAAATCTCTGAAGAGCAACAGAAAAGAGCTCTCAGGATCTTCGAACAATATGGACTGCGCAAGGCCATATTCTCTCCTATCCTAGACGAAGTAATGGACATGATCGAAGAACATGGTCACATAGTCGTAGCAGTCCTACTAGACAAAAATACTGAGCTACGCAAGATAATACCTTCACTTGCTAAGGCAGAAAGGATGGCCAAAAAGTGAAATTATGGAAAATATACAAGATGTGCCCTCTATGGAGAAGGCACATCAAAGCATTATGGAATTTCAGGTATATAAGAACCTTTCATTGGTTCTGTGCAGGATGCCCGCTAAAGGGTGTAAATTCTGCGGTCAGAGCATATAGATATTTTGAACCTTGGAGGCGAGCAAATGACCACCATAGAAGATCTCAACTACAAATCTATCTCAGACATGTCAAGCGATGAAGCAATAGAACTCCTCAGACAAATACGTTTGAGTAGAAGAACTCCTATCAAGAAGCCGAAGAAGAAACTAGCCAAATCTAAAGATCTCATCTATCAAGATCGGAGATAGAGCTCGTAAGGAAATGGGTGACTTGCAAGAGTTGGAAGGGTCACTTAAGAAAAGCGGCCTAATTCAACCTCTTGCAGTCAAGAAAACTGGAGACGGAAAGTACGAACTTCTAGCTGGAGAACGCAGATACACTGTCTTGCTATCCAACCAAGTAAGCGAAGTCCCAGTACGTATTTACGAAGATGATCTCTCAGAACTAGAAATGAGAATTATTGAGAAAGCTGAGAACTTCTATCGCAAAGACATGGAATACTGGGAGATGGATGCTCTTGTCCTCGAAATTCATAGACTTCAGCAAGAAACTCAGGGAACTGCAGCCCCAGGCCCTGGTCACACTGGTCACAGAATAAAAGACACCGCAGAGATGTTTGGCGTAACTGATGCATCTATCTCTATGGCCATAAAGAGGGCAGAGGCAAGAGAGGCTTTTCCAGAGGCATTTAAGAAATGCAAAACTCAGAGCGACGCTACGAAGGTCATCAAGAAACTGGATGAAGCTATAGTAAAAGAAACTATAGCTGAAAAATTAGAGAGAGAAAAACGCTCTGGCTCGACCCTTGCAAAGCTCGCTAACAGCTTCATCTTGGGAGATTTCTTCGAGGGTGTAAAGAAGATCCCAGATGAAGTAATACACCTAGTAGAAATAGATCCTCCTTATGCTATCAGTCTGCAGAAGGTCAAAAAATCTGAAGGCGAAAGCATGTATAGACAGGAGCAATACAATGAGATCGAACCGTCTAAATATCAAGCCTTCTTATCCAGAACCTTCAGGGAATGCTATCGAGTTATGTCTGATCACTCGTGGCTGATCTGCTGGTTCGCTCCTGAGCCGTGGTTTGAGATAGTATTCAAAGAAATACTCAAAGCAGGATTCGAATCTACCAGAATGTGCGGAATCTGGGTGAAGCCTTCTGGTCAATCCAGAAATCCAGAAATCCGCCTTGCTAACTCTTACGAGATGTTCTTCTACGCTTGGAAAGGCAGACCTGCACTCAATAAAGCAGGAAGCACTAACATCTTCAATACTCCACCAGTGCCTCCTCAAAACAAGACTCATCCCACAGAGCGACCAGTTGAACTGATGCAAGATATTTACAATACCTTTGCTTTTCCTGGCTCAAGAGTCCTCATCCCTTTCCTTGGCTCAGGGAATGGATTGATAGCTGCTTATAATCTGGGGATGACAGCTGTTGGATTTGAGCTTGGTAAAGGTTACAGAGACTCATTCTTAGTCAAAGTACATAGGATGAAATAAAATGAGAGATGGTCTTTACAGAGTTGAAACATCCTATCTATGTGCTGGATTCGTTGTAGGAAGTGGAGCTATTATCAAATGCGCTCCTATACTCAGAAGAAAACTCTCATACTGGATGACGATAGCTATCTGGATATGTGATTGAGATAATTAAATTATTTAATCATCTGGAGGCTTCGCTTGAGAAGAACATACGTCCAAGGTCATGGCAATCCTAATGCCAAACTTGCTATCGTTGGCGAGCAACCAGGAGTGCACGAGGTAAGTGGCCGCCCTCCTCGTCCCTTCATCGGGCCTGCTGGTCAGGGCTTGAATGAGTGTCTAGCGATGGCTAAGATTCCTCGTCATGAGCTCTACTTAACTAACGTCATCAAAGACCTCGACAAGCCCCTCGCAAGCTATATCAATATAAACTACAATCGACAATCTTGGAGTATTAGTGAGGAGGGCTGGGAGTATATTCATGAACTCAGGGATGAGCTGAAAAATCTGAGACCAAATTGCGTAGTTGGATGTGGAGCTATTCCACTTGTAGCCTTGTGTTCTAGAGTTGGAATAAGCAAGTGGCAGAACTCCGTACTCGAATCAACTCTCGTCCCTGGCCTAAAGGTCATCCCTGTCTTCCACCCTGCTACCTTCATTCCTCCTAAGTTCAACTTTCTAAACAAACCTCAAGTGGTCGAGGGACTCTTGAAAGCAAAACAAGAGTCAGAGTTCCCAGAGATCCGTCGCACTGGCAGAAAGGTCTTCATCAAGCCCTCCTTCCAGCAAGCAATTCAAGCTCTCTCTTATTACTACGAGGCTGGGCTGAGAGGTCAAACTATAGACATTGACATCGAAGTCATTAACGGAGAAGTGGATTGCATAGCCTTTGCAGCCAGCCCTACAAAGTCCATCTGCATCCCTTTTAGACATAGTTCTGGCGACTACTTCACAGTTGACCAAGAATACGAAATAATGCTCCTCATAGCTAAAATCCTCCAAGATGAAAGAATCTCAAAAGGCGGAGCTAATTTCATTTTCGACACTCAGTTCCTACTCAGAAAATATGGGATAGTTCCAAGAGGCGAATTGCACTGTACTCAAATTGCTCAAAAGATTGCTTTCCCAGACTTCAACGCCGGCCTAGATGCAGTCTGTCGCACTTGGACAGATGTCCCTTATTACAAGGAAGATGGAAAGCAGTGGATGAAGATGGGAGCTGGCACATGGGAGGAATGGTGGAACTATAATGGCATGGATACTATGGTGCCTAATGAAGCCAGACCAAAGCAATTACAAGAGCTATCTCGACAAGGAAACCTAGTCACCTATGATCGTCAGCGAAAGTTAATCAAGCCTCTCATCTACATGGCAGAGCGGGGAATTAGAGTTGATGTTGAAGGGATGATGAGATATAGAGACGAGCAGCAAGCTGAGGTTGATAAAAAGATAGAAGAACTTCACAAGGAAGTGGGCTACGAACTCAACCCTAACTCTCCTCAACAAGTAATGGGATACTTCTACCAAGAACTAGGCATCAAGCCTTATAAAAAGAAAAACACTAAAGGTCAGTGGGTCAACACTTCCGACGTTGATGCCTTGAAAAGATTAGCAAGACGCGGCTACAAAGCTGCCAGAATCCTTCTTGACATTCGCCACCTCAACAAGCGTATCTCAACATATCTTGAGATAGCAAAAATAGACAAAGATGGACGCTACAGATCATCCTACAAACCAGTAGGTGCTGAGACTGGCAGAATCTCATCAGGTGAAACTATATTTGGAACAGGAGGTAATCAACAGAACTGGCCTCATGACCTACTTCGATTCTTTCTCTTCGACGAAGGTTACATTGGATACTCTATTGACCTTAGTCAGATCGAGAATAGAATCGTCGCCTATGTTGGCGGAGTTATTGAGCAAATTAGGGCCTTCGAACAAGGAGTAGACCTTCACCGCTTAACTGCCTCAATGATCTTCGGAAAACCTTATGACCAAATAAGCAATAAAGATGGGTCTTCAACTCTAGGCGACGGTAGGCAGAGTGAGCGTTACTGGGGAAAGAAGGGCAATCACGCAAGTAATTATGATGTCGGCTATAAAACCTTTGCTCTGAAAAATGAGATGCCTGAGTCAGAAGCAAAAGCTGTGTTAGAAAGAATCCACAGAGGCTATCCTCAAATCCGCCAAGGTTATCACATAGTCATTCAAGAAATGCTGAAGAGAGACAGATTCGTGACTAACCTAATGGGCAGAAGGAGACTCTTCCTCGGCCCTATAATGCCTTCAGCAACTACTCCTCGAGGTGCTTGCCTCAACACTTATCGTGAGGCCTATGCACATCTTCCCCAATCTACTACTGCTGACAAGATCAATGAACACGGAGTTGAATTCATCTACTACAACCAGCAGTGGTTTAAACCAGTTGAATTGCTAACTCAGATTCATGATGCGATAGTGTTTCAGATTCCTCTTTCTATCCCTTGGACTCAGCATGCTGAGATGTTGCTGAGGATCAAAAATTCCTTGGAACAACCTCTTTATTGGCACGATAGAGAAATCCCAACTCCTTGCGACATCTCTATCGGCCTCAATATGTGCAAGGATGATATGGTTGAGATGAAAAGTAAAAATGTACCATCTAGCATTGATAAATTAGCTGATAGATTAAAGGAGGTATACGAAGATGTTCAAGCAAAAAGCTGTATATAAGCCGCAGGTCTTATGCCCCTCCTGCGGCAACGCCAGTAATATAGATTACTGTTCTCCTGGAGTACAGTATACCTGGTGGTGCAGCAACGATGACTGTGGGAGGCAGTATAGGTTTACTATAAATGAAGACTGGAGCGTCGAGTCTGAACCTACAGGTGTGGTAGTTACTAGAACAAAAGTGACACTGAAAATAAAGAAAGTGGACGATGATATATTTGTAACTATAAAGGGTAGAAAGATCAACGGAGAACACAACGACAGGTATTACTACGAGGAGCACACGTGTCCTGTCAACCTCTTCCGTGATGGTATAGAGGTGAGAGTGGGAGAGGACACAGACCCTCATGGGATATTTCAGTATGTTAAGACGGAGGAACTGCCTGAGGAAGAATAATCAGGTAAATTAAAGGAGCTTCATGATGAACTTTGCAGAGATAGAAAAGAAAGTCATTAAATGGGCTATTGAAAGAGACTTAATAAACGACAAAACTCACGAGAGACAACTGGTGAAGTTGAAAGAAGAATTCGTCGAACTACTGTGTGCTGAAAACAAAGATAAAGTGGTAGATGCAATAGGCGATATGATGGTAGTTATGACACTAATAGCCAATCACTTCAACGAAACCTTAACCCACTGCTATGAAACTGCCTACAACGAGATCAAGGACAGAACTGGAAAAACTGTCAACGGAATCTTCATAAAGGAAGGATAAGCTGTGTTATGTCAGATCTCAAGCGGAAGCTCTCTGATTGGCTTGACGCTTTCATGGAATATACCGAGAACTCGGAACCTCCTGTTCTGTTCAGAAAATGGGTAGGCATTTCATGCATAGCTGCTGCACTGATGAGGAAGGTCAGGATAGACTGGGGTACTGCTTTAACTTGGTATCCGAATCTTTACGTGGTGCTAGTAGGACCTTCTGCTACTGGGAAAGGTACAGCTATGGCTCCTGGACTTAAGATTCTGAAACAGATCCCAGCTATTAAGCTGAGTGCACAGGCCACTTCCCTCCAGGCCTTAATCACTCATCTCAAGGACAACAATCTAGCAGACTTCAACCCTGACACAGGTGAACACTCTTATCACTCATCTCTCACAGTATTCTCAGAGGAATTCACTGTGTTCCTGGGCTACAAAAATAACGAGCTAATGGCTACTCTCTGCGACTGGTATGATTGTAAGGATGATTGGACTTATGATACGATAAAGAGGTCAAAAGAGAAAATAGTCGGAGTGTGGGTTAATCTTATTGGAGGCACTACCCCTGACCTAATTAGATCATCTCTCCCCTACGACTCCATTGGAGGTGGGCTAACATCAAGGATCATTTTCATCTACGAAGAGAAAGCAGAAAAACTAGTAACTCTCCCTACTGAAACTGACAGAGAAAGGGAGCTATTCAGCGCTCTCGTTCACGATCTAGAAACAATGACTCTGATGTCTGGGAGTTTCAAATGGACAGCCGGATTCATGGAAGCTTGGGATGCATGGTGTAGAGAAGACAGAGCTCATCCTCCTTTCGCTGATAAGAAATTCGATGGCTATAATGGAAGACGGAGAGTCCACTTGATGAAACTCTCAATGATAATGTCTGCTAGTAGAGGCAAGTACAACTTGGTATTGACAGAGCATGACCTAGAGCGTGCCTCTGTTGTTTTGAAAGAAGCAGAGCAAAAAATGGCTCTGACGTTTAGTGGAGTTGGAAAAAGCGATATTGCAGATCTGATATTCAGGGCTAATACATTCTTCAAGACGTCAGCTGGAGATGAAATTCCTTATTACATGTTTGCTAGACAGTTTGAGAGTGATGCTGACAAGCCTACGTTGGATAGAATGTTAAACACTCTTGAAGCAACGAGAGTGATAAGAATAATAAGAAGACCTGGTGCAGACACCATTATCAAAGTTTTAGGGAGGTGAGATATTAAGATGGACAAGACACAATTTGAACCGCTACCTGTCCCAAGAGAGAAACAAAAGATTAAATTTCGCTGGACTTGCTCCGACTTCTGCCATCATCAACATAGGACGTATGTTGGAGCTTGGCTTTGCGGGAGGATTCAGTGGACTATAATGATGCTCAGATGCAAGCTTAGAAAGATAATTAAATAATTTAATCATCTTTCTTCTCTCATCAGTCTCTCTACTTCGCTCCTAAACTCTGGAGAAATAACGCCTTTTGCTCTGGAGATTATTACATACTCTCGCCACAGCTGATCCTTCTCCTCTTCACTAGCACTCTTCAATCTATCCACAAACACTCTAGCCTTAGCTTCAGTCATCAACCCCTTCATTCTTCGCCAGAAGGATTTCTCAGGTAGATCTTTGATTGCTTCCTCGAATCTGAATCTATCCATTAGTCGATCGTAGGTCTCTACATCCTTATACTTTCGAGCCTCTTTGATAACCTCTTCTCTACTCACCAATCCAGGCTTCCCATAAAGATAAGCCTCAACTTTAATATCGAAGTTTCTATTCTGCACAAATCTCTCCAGCACTGCCTTCTCTTGAGCCTCATCAATCTTTGTGGCGTGCTTCATGTAAGGATTGGTGACACCTATGAATCTTCTTATAATAGGCATCTCAGAAAGAACCATAGCTAGATGCTGCTCCTTTTTCTCTTTAGGAAGATCACCAAAAGCTGCATCATAACCTTGGCCGAGCAAGTAAGACCAGACAGTTCCATTTGTAACCAGTTCCTCAACTACATACCTAGTCCTCTCCGGACTCAGTCCAGTTAACTTTCCAATATCTATATAAGCCTCAGGAGTTCTACTCGTATATTCCTCCTTACTGCGGGGAAAACTAAACGGCTCGGTCTTCTTCCACACATCTTCATTCAGCCAAAAGTCCTTATTAGTGACATACCCAAGAGCTCCACTAAGCGTTGGAGGAAGCACACCACTGGTGCCTTCAACAGGAAACAGCTCCTTCAATGTAGAGGCAACCTCTCCTTCATCAACTTCATACCCGAGCCACTTTCTAGCAGCCGCTCTGAAAAATGCTTTGAAGAATCTTTGACCTGGATCAAGAGGAATTTTGAAATATGGGTATCTCGTCTGACCCCTCTCATCCACAAACGAGAATCTATCCCCTAGCGGAATAATAAGATTATTCTTATCATCTACAGAACCAGTAACTTCTTTCATGGTCTGAGAAGCGAACTTCTCAGCAGCTATCTCCAATCCAGTTACAAGTGCAGCAAACTGAGACAGTTTATACATAGATGACCAAGGGTTATCTTTGAAAGCTCTGAGCAACCCTCTTGTCCCTTGGATAGGAGCATTGAAATAAGGAATAGCATTATCAAGTGCCTTAGCTATCCCTCCACCCTGGCCAAAGTCTATATAATCCCTTGCTGCAAATGTAGCTTCCTTTGCAATCTTAGGATCTCTCCTTGCCTTCTCAACCGAAATACCTCTCTCCCTAGCCCTCCTCCTAATCACCCTCTCACGAATCGCTAGACGAGTCAAAATTTCAGATGTCTCACCAAAGTATCCTAGGTACTTATAAAAAGCATCCAGCGGCCCTTCAATATGTCTTCCACGTCTGAGAATCCTGCCTTGGTGAACTAGGAACTCCATCCCGCCACCTTCGTTGATATAATCCTTGTACCTTCCTCTCCTCAGCGCAGCATCAGGGAATACCACCAGTAGGTCTCTCGTGAGCTGAGCTGCAAAAACTGGAGCGTGAGAACTATAAACAGGCTTCCACTTTCCATCTTCGTAAACTCTAGCAGCAAACCACAAGTGCATCACATCCCTAGGAATATTGGCTAGAGCAAACCCCCAGTTGATTCCAGTAGCAAATGTTCTTAGAACAGGAGATCCTGAAATATATCTCAAAAACTGACTATATCTATAAGTGGTCTCTGGATTAGCCGAAATCCACTCCTTACTCATATCCGGAGAAAGATAAATGGGAATCCTCTCACCCTTCTCATACAAGAACATCCTATTCCACCCAGATGGAATCTTCCCCTTACCACCGTATTTCTCGCTTACTCTAACAAGAGGATTATCTGGATACTTCCTAGCAACCTCAAGCAAGGCCTTATTAGCCTCATTATTCAGGATTCTCCCATAGGCTCTATTAAACACTTCAAGAGCCATAACCTGGGCATCTCGCTCAAATATAGTCGATTCCCTTCCCTTAGCAAGTGCTTCAACTCCTGAGTCATATACACTGATCCCCTTCTTAACAAGCGAGGGTCTTCTCTTATCAAATATATCAACTATCTTCAGCCGTCTATAGTTGTGTGCAGAGAGATCCTTAAATTCTTGTTCAGTAATTAATTCTGCATCAAGCATATCCTTCAGTGTATTTCTCATCCACTCAAAGTATGCACCAGCCCTCCCACCTATACCACCATCTTCTCTAACATGATAAAGTTCATGAGCTCTCTCAGGAGAAAGCCCCTCCATCTCACCAAAGAGTTCTAGATAAGCTATGCTTTCCTCAGGAGGATACTTCTTCAGCTCCTTAAAATCCTTTGCAGTTTTATACTTGGCTATGTCTAGGATTCGAGAATGAAAGATAATATCATCGAGGATGCGCTTTTCATTCCTCGATAGTCCTCCATAGACTTCCTTCTGCATCTGCTTAAGTTTTGCTGCTGCAAGAGCCCCAGCACCCTTGGAGAGGTACATTCTCTGAATAACACCATAGCCTTTCTCTCCCAATACGTCCAGCAAGTCCTTCCTTATATTTCCAGAGCGATCTACGAAAGACCTAGTGAGCTCCTTCAGCAACTCTCTAACAGCTCTCTTAGGTTTGAAGTCCTTAATCCCTCTAGCTTCCTCACCCTTCCTCTTAGCACTCTTGTAGAGCTCAATCACTTGCTTAGCACCTTCTCCAATAGCACCTCCTATGTCGTAGAGCTTGACTACTTTGCCAGTAGCTCTGTTTAGCATCTTTCTGGCCCTAGCCTGTAGGTCTATGCCTTCTATTTCTATATTATTCTCTATTACATACCTAGCAGCAATCTCTAGAGGACGCTTGTCGAGATTATTTCTTTCTACTATAGGAAGAACTGTATCAGCGTGCGCAACTAGCCAAGTGGCTCCACGATGTAGATCTCTGTCTAGTAGCTCGTAACCTTTCAAGATATTTTGTTTAGCTGATTCCTCGAGTCCACCTCTTCTTATATCGTCTATGATTCTGGATAATCCTCTCTTTAATCTCTCGTATGCTAGATCAATAGGAATTCCTGAGTAGAGCTTAGTTCCATACTTAGGCCCTAATCTAACATCCCTAGTGAACATCTCCGCTCTTAGCATCCTATCTAACATCTCCCAAGGCGGAGTCTTCTTTCTTTCCTCGGCAGTCATCCTCAATCTTCTCTCAGCAAGACGAGATTCCATTTCTCCAGGATCAATGAGATACTCAAAGTATCCTCCAGCAACTCCAGTACTGGCTCCACGAAATCTAGACCCAGCTACATCATTAACTGCATGCTGTAGCTCGTGAAACAAGGTCTTCTTTATATTCCTAGATCTATGTGGGTCTATTGCTATGTATCCCTTTCCGAGTGTCCTGCCACCTCCAGAAGTATACTGTCCAGCATCGCCTCCTAAGTCTCTGAAATACACTTTCATACTGTCTATTCCAGGAACTGTCTTATACAGTTCTGGATAATCAAGTATCTCTCCTAACGTTGTAGAGAAACCATCCAGCGTGCGACGATCCTTAGGGAGTCTGAGTTCGGCCTTACTATCATCTATCTCATATCTCCACTTTCCATCTTTCCCAAGCCAGAATCCGGTCTTGTCAAATATAGTTTTATTGCGGTACAGATCACCCGCTCTAATAACTCTACCTGCAAACTCTTTACCTTTCAGAACCAAATCTCTAACTGCCTCAGGAAGCTGGTCAACAGGAATCATCATATTCAGTTGAACCCCTGGCTCAGCCTTACTCCTCTCTGCTCTCCTCGCCCACTCAGCCGCACTACTCACCAACTCAGCAAAATTGTCTACTGCTGCAGCATCTCCATTAAAGTAATCTAACAGAGCAATTCTGTTAGCTGGGTCCTTAGTAGCTATCGCTAACGTACTCAAGTTATCCCTAACCTTCTCAATATCAACCTCCTTCCCATCCAACCAACTATTCACATCATTGAGCCACTTAGAGACCATCACTTCTGGACTATCACCTATTTTCTTCTCCTCAAATAACTTCCTCTGTTGAGCAGTGACCTCTGGATCTTTCTCACGGAAGGGAGAGTTTTCAGTAGAAAGTTGCTCTGGCTCTCGAGCACCAGTCTGGAGGTCGAGGTCAGTAATTGGTTCTGCCTCTGCTTCCTCCATCCTAGATGATATCTTATCCTCAATTTTCTTAGTTATATCTTCCAACCTAGACTTGCTTACTTTCTTAGCTAGATTCTTCTGAAGTGAATGTACTAGTTCGTGAATTAAGTCCGAAGTTGCAACATCCTCTGGAATAAATATTGTGTTAGTCTCAGAGTCGTAGAGTCCCCTCCATGACTCGTATCCTTCTTTTGTTCTAGTCATGAACTCCTCACTTTTTATAACTCTAATTTTTGGATTCGTCTTAAATAAAGATGGGAGTTCATCTTTTAACGTGCTTATGATGGACCTTATCCTTGTAGGCATAGGAACATCAAACCTACGGTCACTTACTCCAAAGACGTAGTCTTCAGTAGTGTACTGCTCAGCAAACCAATCCTCTATCTCCTTATCACTAATCTCATCTATCTTCCTCCCATAATGCTTCTCGATAGCATTGATAGTTGCTAAGTCCTCAATAGCTTCTTCATCCAACGGCTTTGGCTTCGGAGGTTTTTTCTTCTCAACCTTGATTCTCTCCATAGCCTTATTAATAGCTTCATCAGCTATGTATTTCTTAGGTTGTTTGATTTTCTTGATTCTCCTACCTTTAACCTGCAAGTCCTCCTTAATCATCTCTCCGTAGTCAAGATTCTCCATTGCCTCCTTGGCATCTATCTCAGCCTGAATCTTTTCAACCTCAAGAATTTTCTGCTGGGCTCTCTTAATAGCTTCATTAGGAATGTTCTCAGCCTGTTTCTTCAATTCATTTATCCTATCTATCTCCATCTTCCTCTTGGCATCTATAATCCTCCTAGCCTGTTCGATCGTAGGCTTGAACCTGGCTTTAGCCCCTTTAACCATGCCTCCTGTTAGAGCGAACTCTGCAAGCTCAGCTCCAAATCCTACCAAATATCCAGCTTCAGGACTCAGCCCACTTATAACCTCATCTAGTTTATGAGCTGGCGATAAAAATGTTTCAAACCCCTTCCCTACTAACTTAGCAGCAGCCTTACCTTTCTCTGTGTGAGGATGATACCCTAACTTAGCCATTTCTTCCTCAGCTACATTAGCAACTTCCCTACCAAAAGGAAGAGCCATCAGACCGTAGAGTTTAGAGGGGAGATATAACAGCATACCACTGGCCAATGACATGGCCAGTTCAGAGGCCGCTAAGAGCTCCATTCCAGCCGCTTTAGCAGCTGATTTCAACGTTTTACCTACAGATCTTAGAACAGGTTCAGTTGTAAAGGAGTCAAACTCCTCAACTGAAGGAGCCAGAAACTCCTTCATAAAAGCACCCTGAATTGTCCCTTTGCCGATATCTTTCTCACGAAGTGATTCGGCTCTGAGAGTTGTAGTTATTTCCTCCAGCTCTCCTCGTTCCTGCTCAGTTAGCTGATCAGTTAGACCCTTAGGTTTCTCAGCAAAAAGTTTATCTGTTAGTGGAGTCTCACTCTCTCCAAATAACTGGTCAGTTAGCATAGCGCACCTCACTAGTTGTTCCATCTGGCCATTTCACAGTAAACACGAAAGTTCTACCTTCAAGTCTTTCGTCGACAATAGTTCCACCGGCAGAAGCTATCCGACTTCTGATGAATTTTTCCTTAAGTCTAATAGTCTCTACCTCAATTTTATGTGGATCTGAGTATCGAATAATCTGATCTCGGGCCTCGTTCGAGTTGATATACCTATCTACATCTCTAGCAAGTCCCTTAGGGTCGGCAAAGTATTTTTTAGCTTTAACGTTCTCAACTGCACCTCTCACTGCCGCAGCAGTCTCAGCCTTCTCGCCGATTGAGATAACATTCCTACCAGCCTCAAGGAGTTCTTTCTGCAAGTCAAGGAGTCTAGGATCCTCGGCCAACTCAGTTAGGAACTTCTTCTTCTCTGTAGGAGAAGTCTCATCCCATTCTCTTTTAGGCATAAAATCTGTATCACCAAGAATCCTGGCACCATGCTTAGCCAACACATATTCCTTAGCATCAGGGGTAAGTGCATTGAACTGACGAAGCGTGAGACCTCCAACAAAAGGTTGGTCTAGAGCCTCAGGTTTCCTCGCCTTCTCCACATTGGCTAGAGCCTGCTCAGTAAGAGCCCTCCTGTAAGCCATGTCTACGAGATCAGTCAGTTTCTTCTGCTTCAATGCCTCCACACTGATAGCGCCTGTTAGTGCCTGTGAAATGTTTGCAGGGGTCAGCCCAGCTAGCTCGGCACCACCGATAGCTGGACTAGCGGAAGGGTTTAGGACGCCCAGTTTTGAGAGATTACGTGGATCAGTCCAGTCGATTCCAGAGCCACCTGGTAACTGAGATCCCTCAATAGCACTCCGCAGAGGTGCTGGCATGGTAGTGGATTCCTTAGGAACTGTTATCTTCGTTCCCTTGTTATCTATAGTTACCTTACCACCCTCTGGAACTTCCCCTTTCAGCATCTTCGCCAGCAGTCCCATGAAGTTCTGGGCAGCAATATTTTGCTGAGTGATCAGATTAACATTCTGACCAATCGGCTGGCCTGCCGAGATGTCAGCTCCGGCTCCAGCTAGGTATTGGAGCAAGAGTTTATTTTGCAACAAGTTACTGATATTCATCTTAATCCTCCAGTTGATTAAATAATTTAATTATCTCAAAGCAACGCTGACGCAGCACCTAGAACAGCACCTCCTATCATTCCCATAGGGCCAGATATAGCTCCCTCAGATGCACCAGCTATCATCGCTCCGGCTGCAGCACCGCTCAACGCACCACCTATCGCAGATTGCAATACTGAGGGCTTACGAGTATCAGATGTACCTCCACCTATTCCGGCTAGGAGGTTAGCTCCGTATTGGAATACCTCGAGGTCCCACAGAGCATCCTTCTCATCTATACTCATAGCTACCTCATTCTCTTCTTTCTTCGCAACTATCTTCATCCGATAAGTTTCGACCAGTGTAGCAGTAGCCATTCGCTGATATTCGAGTTTGAGGGATATCAACTTGATAGCGTCATCAGAGAAAGCTTTCATGTGAAGATCAGCTGAATACTTAGCTACTTGACGATTTTGGTTTTCCTCAATCAGAGCTCTACCTATAACAAACGCAGACGACACAACCGCATTTATATCTTGCATCCCACGCTCGAAACGAGGAATGACTTCGGAGGTGAGCCTAGCGTCAAGGTCAGCAGCATACTCGTCTACTGAGTCATCTATCCTCGAATCATCTAGGACAGAGGATATCAAGGTATCTAGAGTAGTTCCAGAACTCAGCAAATCAACTAGTGTCTGCAAGCCATCAACTGAGTTGACCATCTCAGTTATATCTGCATCTGGATCATAAGCAACCTGAGTTGTCCAGGGAGAGCTGCCCAGTGCAGAGTTCATTACATCGGTGATAGATGAAGTGATTGTGTCGGCTCCAGAGTTATCTAGCCAATCGTTATGAACTGTTTGCATGTAAGCTGGATAACTGACAGCTCCAGAACCTCCTCCTCCACCTCCTCCTTTGCATCTTACAAGAGGCCCAAACGGGTTCTTTCCTATATCTTCAAAGCTCCACCACATAAGTATTCTCCAGTTAATTAAATTTTTTAATCATCTTTTTTACATCAAAAGACAGCAGAGTATATCTTGCTTCCCCTCCTAATCGTTCAACTAGTCTAGCTATCTGAGGTACGTCAGTGTAAGCGATTATCTGGTTACATCTCTTGCTAGCTGCATACTTTATCAGCGTTCTGAGTCCCTCTCTCCACGACCTACCATCAACATTCTCATATCCGTATATACAGTATATCAGCAGATTCCTAGTCCTAGATGGTCTATCAAACAAAATCTCCGTCAGAGCTATCCCCTCAAACTTATTACCCTCATCAGTCTTTTGATAAGATGCCCACACATCTATTGACCCATCAAGAGCTGACATTAAGATGTTGTTCATCTTGTTAGGATGTTCTCCAGCGATAGGAGGGAGGGACTGTTCGATTGCATACTTGATAATGTCCCAGAATCGAGATATCTGGTCAGGTAATAACTTGACTAACATCACTGTCCCCTTGGAGGAGGTGCATAGATGCCTCTGATTGATCTCAAGTCTGTCATCTTATATCTTACCTTTATATAGCTTATTCTTGGACTATCGTAAGTAGGATCAAATCTTAGTCTAACGGCGAAGGCATTGCCAGTTGCTATGATAGATACTGTGTTTTGGTTGTTAAGAGGCCTATAATCAGTTGTCCCAAATGAAGTCGGATTGATGTAATAGTCAATCGCAGCCTCAACATTGTCACCTAACAACAAGTCTGTCTCCACCTCAAAGATAGTCTTCTGCCCAGCCATGCCGAAGTCGAAAGGTTGAGTTATGATGAGTTGCTTGTAATCATCTGTTGTATCAGGAAGCATGTGAGTCTCCCTGTTCCTTCTCCACACAGCACTTGGATGCTGAGGGATTTCAGTGAGACCGTTTGGAGATAGTAGGTATGTCTTCTCACTATTCCCTATATAAAAATCCTTGAGCTTCTTATCATAACTAACAACAACATCTTCTCCCTCCAGCTGCTCCATATATCTCTCAAACCCTAATCTCTTAATCCCCTTCATAGTTACTTCTCTAAGAACATAATCTTCTCCGAGAAACACCTGACGATTAAGATCTCCATTCACAGCTCCCTGATTAACCAGTCCAACATCCTCTAATTCATTAAACCCAAATGTAGCTGCTGGAGAACTAACTGGGACAATAAGAGTGATACCCTTAGACGAGTAGCCAACG